ATCTTCAGCGATGCGGATGGTGATGTCCCGCGCCACATGTAGGCCCAGGGCACGTCGGGTGAAGGCGAGGCAGAAGAGCTCGCCCGGCGCCGGCGCCAGTAGCCTGGTGGACATGATCCAGCAGAACCCCATCCAGTTGGGCACGATGCCGTACTGCTGGAGCTCATCGAGACCCATGCGGACGTAGTCCTTGGACGTCTGCTCGGTCAGCTGCATGAGCTTCCGAACCTGCGTCGGCCCTACTACGAAGCACTTGGGCACGTCGGGGTCGATGTCGTTCTCCATGAAGGTCTCCTGGACCTCCGTGACCATGTCGAACGAGATGGGAGTCGTACCGTCACCGACAATCTGGCCGGCGGGGAACGCATTGAGGCCACCGCCACCGTCCAGGGCATCGCCCGTGGCTGCGGTGATGATGATGTCGTCCACTGCCCGGCGCATGCTCATGGCGATGTTCTGGGCGATGTTGGAGTTGGGGTCCACCAGCATCTGGACGATGTCTTCCTGCTCGGTCGCTTCACCAGCGTCGAAAGTCTGGCTGACCGATACGCGCCTCGACCAGGGGAGCTCCTGGACAGGCGTGGGCTGCAGGGTAGTAGTCTTGAGGCTTGCGACACCAGCACCCAGGCGCTCCCAGTTGTGCTGCTCAGTCTGTTCAGCACGCTCGGTGATGTGGGTGCGGAGCTTGGTGGCAGCTTGCTGCGCCAGGTGGCGAACAATCTGCTCAAACGTCTGTATGTAGACGTTGGAAATACTTACGGCCATGGCGAGGCCCTCCGCGAGTGAACACGTTGGTTCTCGCTTGAGGCACCCCGGATAACCGGACCCGCTGCTTGCGGCTCACTGTGCCGCCTACAGGGTCGCCGGGACTCGAGGGGACGAGCGCCCCCGGCTGATAGGGAATGTAGCTGAAGCTAGCTGCTGAATCCAGCCCTTGCTGGCGGCGCATGGTCTGCGCCAGGCATGGCCAGCTTCTGGAGCTCGATGAGTCGGACCATCATCGGCCCGCGGGCTGCGTCGTTGGGCTCCATCTTGGCCAGCTTCTTGATGGTCTCCTGCACCTGGATAGCGGCCTCTGCCGGCGTGATGGCCCCGGCGGCGCCGCGGTCCTCATCGCTCAGCATGGTGAAGCCCTTGCCCATCATGCCCTCGGCAATGGCAGCGAAACCCTCGAGCACATGGCTGGGCACCAGGCCCTTCTTGAAGTTCTCGCGGAGCTCAGCGAACTGCGGGTAGTTCGCCCACAGGGTGTCGATCTTCTTCATGGTGGGCTCGTAGACGGCGCCCAGCTTCTCGCGCAGCGCCACCTCCTGAGCCTTGAGCACGCCCGCGGCCTCCTGCTGGATCCCCTGCTGCCAGGTGTTGAAGTCCTCGTAGAACCCCTTCGCCTGCGTCTTGCTGAACTTGCGGTTGTGGGCCGTCTCGATGAACCACTTCTGCAGGTTCTCGTCCACCGTCTGCCCCTCGGGTGGTGCCCCGAGCTCATAGCCGGCCGCCTCCTCGGGGACGCCCACGCTGGCATGGTAGGCCTTCATGGCCTCGGCATTCTCTGGGTCAGGCAGCGGCACGAGGCCTGGCACCTGGGCGGTGAGCTTGGTGTAGAAGGCCTGGCGGTCCTCCTCGCTGGCGTTCTCCCCGGGGATGCGGATGCTCGAGCCCTGCATGGCCTGGTAGTCAGTCGCCTGCTTCACGAACGCGGCGAAGTCGGCGGACTCGGTCACCAGGGTGGGCATCTCATCGGCGCTGCCCTCTGGCATCAGCGGCGTCCACCACTTCTCGTCGCCACCACCACCGCCGCCGGCGCCCTCGCCTTCAGCTTCTCTCAGGGAGTATTTCAGTGTCGGCCACATGGGGCGCCTCCTGTTGGAATCGGGTCATCCGTTCGATGTAGTCAATGAAGTCCCTGGCCATGGCGTTGGCGGCGCACTGCAGGGGATCCTTGTTGAAAATCTGGGACGGCATGAACTCCTGCTTCAGGCACAGCAGCACGTACTTGCCGTCCGGGTGGTCGCGGAAGACCCGCTTGAAGGCCTCGGACTTGTGGGCGATGCGAGCGGTGGCCTCTCCCAGGGCCCTCTTGCGGCGGGCCTCGGAGTCCTCCGCGGGACTCAGGATGTGCGGCGAATCAGCGAGCATGTCCTCCTCGGTCCCCCCGAGGGGCTCACCCAGTTCGCTCACTGTACCGGTGTCCCCGGCGGCCTACCCTGACCCACGGCAGCCTGCAGCGCCTGGGCAGCGCCGGCCTCGCCCATGCTGTCCTTCATGGCGCCGTAGCCCTCGCCGCCAGCCCGCATAGCCTCGCCCTCGGCCTGGGCCATAGCCAGCTTGCGCTCCTGGGCAGCAGCCTGAGCTCGCAGCCGCCGCACGCGAGCCACCTTGGTGACGTCGTTGACGTTGCTGGACGGCACGCCGAGCACGTCGGCCAGGTTGCGGCCGTAGTCATCGACGTCCACCAGGTCACGGAGCTCGGGGAACACCTCGGACAGCGCCACCATGCTGCCCACCCAGCGCTCCATGCCCTCCACCTCAATCATCTTCTGGGCCTTGGCCAGCGGCCCCGTGTACTCGATGTCGAGGATCCCCTGCTCGTCCTTGGCGTCATCGGGCGGCGGTGCCAGAGCTCCACCGCGGAGCATGATGGCGAAGGTCCGCATGATGAGCGGGTCCAGGAAGTCGTTGGTGAGCCGGCCGAGCGTCGGTCCCAGCAGGCGCTGCATGAGCTCGTAGCGCACGCGCACCTCGGTGGCCGTCATGGCCGGGCTCTCCTTCAGCTGCAGCTGGTCGACGTGGAACACGTTGCGGATGCTGGTCTGCAGGTTCTCCTTCTGCATCTCGGAGACGTCGAAGCGAGCACCACTCTCGTAGGGCTTCAGCTGGTCGACGTCGCGCACCACCGTCAGGCCCCCGGGCTCGAGGTCCAGGTCGCCCAGCAGCCCACGCTCCGATGTGATGGTGGCCGGGTCCAGCACCTTCTCGCCGGCACGCAGGATGAGCCGCACCATCTCGTTGAGGGACAGGATGTCGGGCAGCGCCAGCATGGCCGGGCTGAAGCCCCACATGCTGCCACTCATCATCCGCCACCTGGCGACGAAGGCGGGCTGCTCGTAGTAGCCACCGTCCTCGCCTATCTGGGTGGCGTCATCGTGCATGACGTACATCCAGCCGAACGGCCGGAACTGGGGCGCCAGCAGGCTCTGGGTGTTGGCGTCCTTGTAGTCATCGCGCTGGTAGATGCAGAAGATGACCGTGTACTTGCGGTCCACCTCGCCGGCCTGGGCGTGCTGCTGGCGGATACGCTCAGGCACCTCGTCACCGAACTTGTCCACCAGCTGGCTGGCGGTGAGCTCGAGCCGGCGGTAGAAGTTGCGCACCGAGCGGTCGAAGTTCATCTCGAAGAAGCACTGCCGGATGAGCGCCGTCTGGAACTCCACGCCCTCGTAGCTGAACTCGTTGGCGGGCTCCTCCACCAGCACGGTGGTGCCGAAGGAGACCAGGTCCATGTAGCTCTCGGCGGCCTCGAGGTTGAAGTTGCTGTCCTGGATGGCCTTGAACATCCGCTCCCCTGTGTCCTCGAGCCACTCCTTGGCCTCCTGCTTCTCCCGGGTCAGCGGGTTGCGGAAGCGTAGGTCGAACCACTTGATGGATGGCGAGGTGAGCGAGCCATGGATACTGGCCGCCAGGGACTGGGCCGCCATGGGTGCGGTGCTGTCGTAGAGCTCGCGGCGCCGCCAGGTCAATTCATGCTCTGAGCGTTCATCCTGGAAGAACTTGCCGCGGCCCGGCACCACGTATCGCTCAATCAGCTGCCAGTGCTCCTCGACGGTACGCCGCACAGAGTGCAGCGCGTCGAAGCGCATTTTCACATCACGCGGCGTCATGCGGTGCATGGCCATCCTCCTCTGCCGGCGCCATGAGCAGGGCGGACAGGTCCGCTCCGCCGCTGAGCGCCCTGGTGTTGATCATGTCGTTGAACTGCTTGAGCTTCGCACGGCCCTGGATGACCACATCGATCGGCAGCTGCTTGCTGTTGACCATGAAGTCGAGGCCGCGATTATTGAACTTGACGATGATGGAGCGGCAGTCGAAGTCCCGGCAAATCTTGGGCGGCCTCATGGGCACGCCGAGCTCCTTGTGGATGAGCTCAGAGCATTGCTCGAGGTAGCCCTGGACGTCCTCCCGGCACGCGAGCCCCGGGTCGCTGACGAGGAGCTCGAAGGCTGCGTTATGAATGCCACAGCCGCCGTCCTCGAGGTACACGCAGACCCCATCCTCCTGGTCGAGCCGCACGTTGCCCTTGTCATCCTTGTGGCAGGCGTAGTCGTACTCCTCGCTGTCCAGGATGATGGGCCCGTCGTCACCGTGGCAGCAGGCGGTACAGCCGTCGCAGTCGATGTCGAAGTCACCGTCCTTGAACGGCGTCACGGCGATGGCCGCGGTCAGCTTGTCCGCGCCCTTGGCGAACGGTGGAGCGTGGACGGACATGCCCTAGATGGGTGGGCCGGCCGGCGTGATACCTGTCTCGGGTGCGCCCTGCTCCATGTCGGTGGGCCCTGGCGGCAGCGGGCACGCTACCGGGAGGCCTGGGTCTGCGTCTGGTCCCGGAGGGAGCTCACACTTGATGGGCAGGCCTGGGTCGACCTCGGGGCCAGGTGGCAGCGGACACGGTGGCTGCGTCATGCTCATGTTGATGCCCCCAGACGGTGGCAGGCCTACCCCGGTCGACGGGTGGCCCATCTCATCGCCCCGCGGAGGGCTCAGGTTCTGAGCTCCAGGGCCAGCGGCGACACCACCACTGTCCTCGAAACCGTAGGCGCCGTGCACCACCTCGCCTGGGTAGGCACTGTCGCCCTTCTCGGTCATCGATCGGATTCGATCGGGTGCAGCTGCGATCTTCTTTCCCATTGGCATCAGTACGCCCTCTTGACTTTAGGTTTCGGTCTGAACGGGACTCGAGAGGTGAGAAGCCTATCACCTTCGCCGGCACCGAGCAGCCCGTACTCGGCAGCCTCACAGATGTGACTGTAGATGTTCTTCTCGGGGACGTCATGGTAGCGCTCCTCGCCAGTGATCTGCATGCGCCGGTACTTGAAGCCGCCGGCCAGGCCCTTGCGCAGCATACGGCACCGCGGTGACACCACGAAGCCAGGCTCACCATTCATCGCCAGGCGCGTCAGCTGGGCGTTCATGGCCTCCCGGCGGATGACCGTGTCGTTGGTGAACGTCGGCTCAGCCTCGAGGCCCGCGGCACGCAGCACATCGAACGGCGTAGTCTTGTCGGTCTCGGCCCGGGTGTCCCCGCTCGGGTCACCCCACATCTCGAGGTTGCCGATGGCCAGCTTGTACTCACCCTGCAGCTTGTAGTTGAGCAGCCGGCCGAACTCCACCGTGCTGGTGTCCTCGGTGACTATCTCATCGATCGCCTTCCACTGCCCCAGGCTCGAGCGCTGCAGGAAGGCGGCCGCCGGCGTGAGACCGAAGTCCAGGCCTATGTAGAGCGTCTCGCCTGGCGTGTACTTGAGCCGCTCAGCCGAGACGTGGACGTCATCCTGGTAAGCCGCATAGACAGGCTTGCCGTCCATGACGAAGCCGTAGCGGCCGTGCACGTAGACGCCCACCCACTCCACGTCGTGCCCTGGGGTCAACCGCTCGTAGTAGTCGGGGGGCAGGTTGTCCAGGTTCTCGGCGTACTTGCTCATCCCCGAGGGCTGATGGTGGATGGTGAAGCCCTTGTTGTCCTCCTCCTCGAAGACGCGGTAGAACCAGTGGTCCTCATCGCAGGCGTTGGTGTCCAGGATGATGCAGGCCTCGGTGACGCCACCGTCCTGGACTCGAGGGTAGCGGCCGACGCGGCCCTGGAGCATGTCGAGCACAGGCTTGGGGATCTCCCGGGCCTCATTCAGCCACGCCCAGCTGAGCTCCAGGGACAGCAGCTTCTTGATGTCCTTCAGGTGGTCGAGGGCCCTGAACAGGATCTCCACGCGCATGTCCTTGTCGATGATGTGGAGCGTCAT